AGGACCCCCTGCCCCCCAGCAGTAACGAACTGCCTGCTGCTATTCCCACTCCTGTCAACATTCCATCTGCTTCTGGTCCTAAGGAACAGTTCAAGTATGGTGATGCTAAGGTGACCTCACCTGGCGTTGGCAAAGTTACCATTGTTATCCACTAACTCTCAATGTCTGAAATCATTTTTGATGGCACCGATCCAGATGTGACTGCTAGCCGCGAGGCAACAGAAGCAAAGAATCTGGAGACTGGTAGCAAGATTATTGAGGCCCAAGAATCAGCAAATGAAGAGAAGTATCGTCGCAGTCAGGTTGATTCCGAGGATGCTGGTCAGTATGCTGGAAAGTTCAAGTCTGCTGAGGACCTTGAAAAGGCTTATCTGGAACTACAGAAGAAGCTTGGATCCAAGGAATCTGAATCAGCAGATGAGGAATCAACAAAGGAGACTACCGAAGAATCTTCTGAAGAAACTGAATCAGAAACCAAATCACCTGTTGCTGAAAAGGTTCAGTTTCTGAAGGATGCGTCGGAGGAGTATTACTCCAATGACAATGCTTTGAAACCGGAGACTATCCAGAAACTCAAGGAGATGCCATCTGAGCAACTCATTGATGCTTATCTGGAACTTCAGAAGAGCAATCCAGTAGCCAAGGCACAGCCCTTGTCTGACACTGATGCCCAGTCCATAGTCACTTCCGTGGGCGGGCAAGATGCTTACAATGATACCCTTGCATGGGCTGCTGATAACCTCAAACCTGAGGAAGTCGCAGCCTATGACAATGTGGTGAACAGTGGCAACAAGGATGCTATCTTCTTTGCTGTGCAGGCCCTTAACAATCGTTACAAGGATGCTGTTGGCTTTGAAGGTAAGCGTGTCAGTGGCAACAGGGCACCTCGCCCAGAACCGGGTTTCCGTAGCCAAGCTGAACTTGCACGAGCTATTTCGGATCCACGCTACCGCAATGACCCTGCCTATCGGTATGACGTAGAGCAGAAGCTTGCAAACAGCAATGATCTGATGTAGGAAAAACGGACAATCCAATGCCGGATTTGGGGGCACCTCAGCTGTCGGACCCCCTTTCTCTTGAGGTTTGGGCCTCATAAAAAACCCAGTCATGACTGGAGTATTGGCCCGCTGCGGTGGACACCCAATATGACGGGACTATTGCCTAACAACTGAATACTACCTCCTAGGGGAAAATCCAAACGTTTGGGAACTGATCATAACACACCTACCTACTAAGACCAATGTCTGCAACACCTACCTATCTTGGCCAGAGTAACAAAGCTGGCAGCACTACCGCTCTTTTCCTGAAGCTGTTCACTGGCGAGGTTTACGAGGCCTTCCGTAACAGCACCATCGCCAAGGATCTGGTCATGAACCGGACCCTCCGTGGTGGCAAGCAAGCCCAGTTCATCCACACTGGCCGTATCTCGGCTGGTTACCACACCCCCGGTGTGCCCATCCTGGGTTCCGGCAACCCTGCTGCTGCCGAGACCACCATCGCAATGGACGACCTGCTGGTCGCCAGTGCCTTCGTGGATGACCTCGATGAGGTGATGAGCCAGTATGACATCCGTGGCCCTATCGCCCGTCAAATCGGCCAGAGCCTGGCTGAGTTCTATGATCGTCGCATCTTCCGTGTGCTCGATCGTGCCTCCTCTGCCTCTGCTGCCGTGACCGGCGAGCCTGGTGGTTTCCAGATCAACCTGGGTGCCAACAAGGAGTATGATGCCCAAGCCCTGGTGGACGGCTTCTTTGAAGCTGCTGCCCGTCTTGACGAAGTGGCTGCTCCTAAGGATGGTCGTGTGGCCGTGCTGTCCCCCCGTCAGTATTACGCCCTGATCAGCCAGGTCGATACCAACATCCTGTACCGTGAGTACGGCAACAACCAGGGTTCCATGAACTCCGGTGATGGCCTGTATGAGATCGCTGGTATCAGCATCAAGAAGAGCAACAACATCCCCTTCCTGGGCAAGTATGGTTCCGCCTCTGGCGCCGCCATTGATGCTGCTGCTGTGACCGGCGAGAACAACTCCTACGGCATTGCTTCCAACTTCACCAACAGCTGTGGCCTGATCTTCCACCGTGACGCTGCTGGCGTTGTGGAAGCCATCGGTCCTTCGGTTCAGACCACGGGCGCCGATACCAAGGTGATTTATCAAGGCGACGTGATCGTGGGCCGTCTGGCCTACGGTGCTGGCGCTGTGCGCGTTGGCGTTGCTGGTGCTTTCCGCAACACCTGATAACCAACTCCTAATTAGGAACAAATTAGGC